CGTGCTTCATTGGGCGCGAAAATGCCTCCTTGCACACCGCGGGCCAGCGCCTCAATGCGTTCCTTTTGCGACGACCGCAGCAGAGCTGCTGTGTCGAACTCAACGTATTCATCTGGCTGCCCTTCAAGATCAAACAGAACGCCGAAAGCTTCCTCGATATGGTTGAGGGCAAAGCCTAAGCCGGATGCGATCCAGCTTTGCATCAGCAGCTCGGTGGATGAGTAGGTGGTGCCGCCGATGCCAAAGATTTGCAGCGGGATGCGAAATGCCAATGCAATGTGTTCATTGGACAGCTTGAGGATGTCAGCAGTGGCTGCATCCTTTGAACCGACTGACCAGGGCTGCACCTTCAGGCCAGCTGTCAGGATGGGTGTGCCACCCTGGTGCAATCCCTTGGCCTGGTCATTCCATCTGTCGCGCAAATCCTGCGTCTGGTCCTTGCTCAGCACCAGGTCGGTTGACAGCACAGCGCTGGGCCGCGCCTGGTTGCGATAGAAATTGGTTTGCTGGGCCGCGATTGCGCTGCCAATGCCGATGTCATCATAGGCAGACACCAGCGGGCTCTCACCCATCAGCGGTCGCGGGAAGCGGCGCGACACATGCAGGCGCACGTGCAGCACATCGCGCATCGGCACCGGGCTTAGTTCTTCGCCGTTGAGCCGCCGCGCAATGATGTCATTGCCCTCAAGGGAATAAAAAATCTCACCGTTCTCCGCCACGCGCGGAAAACTCATATTGCTGTCCATCAAGTGCAGTTCATCAATTTCATAGCGGGCATTGCGCAGCGCCAAGGCATAGCAATTGCCATCCAGGTAGAGCATGCGCGTGGCATTAAGCAGAAAGTCAGAGGCCGATTGGTAGTCATTGGGATGGCGCAGCAGCCTGGCCAAAGATGAATTGTCAACGCGATCGCGGCCGCCCTTTGTATTCAGCCGCCAATGATCACCAGGACACATGGCAACGGTCTGCGCATAAGCAGACACGCAGGCCTCGACCATGGCCGAGGATGCGCCATTGATGGGCGTGTAGCCCTTCTGCCACCAGTTGTCGGTTGCACCAGCTGGCAGCCAGCCGCCAGTGATCGGCAAAAAATACGGGCCAGGTCGGTAATCGCCTTCGCCTTTACCGATGAGCTGGCCCGCAACGCGCGACAAAAATCCACGCACGGTCATGCCGTGGTGGCCCTGGTCGAATAACCAGCCTTTGGCTTGTTGGCCTCAGCCTGCTTGCTGTCCTTGGTTTGCGGCACAGTCGGGTCAGGCCCGCTGCCGTCATCCTCATGCTCGGTGACATGCACACCGGATGCAGCAAGGTCATTTTCCTCCTGCGTCGGCGTCGGCTTGGTTTCGCTCGCGGTCTTTTCGCGCTCCTTGCTGGCCTTCTCGCGCGCCTGTCTTTCCTCACCGAGTTTTTTCTTGGTGTCCTCGGCGCGTTTCTTTTCCGCCTCCTGCGACTGCTTGGCGGCCTGGTCTGGATTGTCGGTCATTGGATTTGCCTTTCTGTTGCAAAAGAGGGAGCCGGAAAAAGAGCGGGCCGGAAAAAGTCCGACCCGCTTATTTTCCCGGTTTAGAACTTACCAGGTTACTCCGGCCACCCAGGCCACCACACCAGTGCGGCGCAATGTCCAGTTGATGGGCATGATGAGGCGAAGCGCCAGGCTGTCGGTCTGGAACATCGACTTCGCCGGATAGGCAACCACGGCCGGGGTGCCGGATGTGCTGATGTCAGTCGGCGCAGTATCCTCCATGTGCAAGGTTGCCTGGTCCGAAATTTCGAACCTGGGTCCGTCACCCGTCACACTGACAAAATCTGCAGCATCGGCCACGATCACTGTGCCGAGTGGCACTGTGCCGCTGTCGATGACCGGCCAGCCGCCCAGCCTGCCGGTGCCGATTTCCTCGCGGAACGGGAACACACCCGCACCAGGAGCTGCCACCAAGCCAATGCTGTTGACCTGGGCCGGGTTCATCAACCAGCACGGATTGCGCACATTGCCCAGCGTTCCTGTCAGCAATGCATTGGTCAGTGCTTTGATGTCACCGACCAGGGCAGTGAAGCCGCCGCCTGCTGTTGGGGTCAGGCCTGAGACACCGTTGAGGATACCTGCAGGCCGGATGACCGTTGCCGCATTGCTGTCAATCAAAACACTGTCCAATGCGATTGCGGTGTCGGTCTGGATGGCATCACGCAGCAGGCCTTCAATCGCCGGGATTGAGTGTTCATCAATCTCGCGCGTCCATGTGGTGATGACTGCCATCTTTTTCGGCAGCAAGGTTTGCGATGTGAAGGCACCCTGGCGAACCGGGATGGGCAAACCTTCACCGACGAATGAGCCAGCAATTGTCGGTGTGCGGCTCCTGGTCGGAATGATGATCTTGCCGTTGCGGCCGAAACTGAGGCTCAGCCCTAAACTCGAAAACCTCGGGTAGATTGATTTCGGATAGAGGGTTGCCATGAAGTCAACAACGATCTGCTGCACCAGCTCAGCAGCCCAGCCGGTGACCGTGGTCATGGCTGGGGCGCTTGCCGCCTTGATTTGCCAATCAAGCACGGCCCTGGTGGCTTCGTCGTCGCCGTACACCATGCGGCAGATTTCAGCAGCAGGCTTGTGATCGCGATGCGCAAGCACCTGGATGGCACCAGCCCTGCACAACAGATCGAGCGGTGACAGTTTTTTCGTTGCGACATTGAAGGGTCGCGGCGGCGTGACGATGGAGGTTGAGCCATTGGCCTTGGCTGCATGAGACACGACCGTGCGGCCACCGTCATCACTGGCCTTGCCCATGCTTTTCTCGGACTCGCGCAACACGGCCAGCAGCTTTTCATCGCGCTGGATTTCGGCATTCGACTTGCCGACTGTCTCAATATCTTCGTCGCTGTAGTTTCCGTTGCCTTTGCTTTCATGGAAGGCAGCCAGCTTGTCGGTTTTTTCCAGCAGGCCTTTTTCCATTTCAACAATGCGTTGAGCTAACGACATGGTCGCGCCCTTTCTGTTTTGCATCTTGGGATCGGCATGCCCGCCGGTGAGCCCGCGCCGCAGCAAAGCGTTTCGTCTGCCATGCCCGGCAAAAACGAGTTGCTGCGTTTCGGGTGAAATCTTCAGTGACTTGGCCACAGCCAGTGCATTCGGATTTGCTGGCACACTGACCAGGCTGGTTTCGATCAATTCCTGCTTGGTGAATTTGTAGCCGCTGAACGGATTTTTATGATCCAGCGCCACCGACTCTTTTGGATGGAAGCCGACCGACACCGCGCGCAATATTCCAGCCTCGATCAGCCTTCTGATTTCATCAATGCGCTCTGAGGTGCCTGCTGGTGCCAGCTCGAGCTGGCCGCGCAGTTGCTTATTCTCAACACGCAGATTGCTCCACTTGCCTATCGGGAAATCACTGCGATGGCCGAACAGTGCAATCGGGTTTTTCTTGAAGTTGTCCAGCTCCCAGCCATCCGCCATGATGATGTCGTCCATGCGGTCTGGCGTCTCGTCGGACATGACAAATTCCATGCCCTCGACTTTTTGCGCATGCGTCTTGCGGATGATGTTGTCACCACCGCTGCGTTCCTCATCCCAGATGTCCTGACATTCATCCTGGTCCAGCTCCAGGGTGCAGCGGTCCATGAAATCGGAATAATCCTCATCATCATCCGGTGGCGGCATTCTCTGGTTCATGGATTTGTTTCCTTCAGCAGCAATTCCAAGTGCCGGATAGCCAAACGCCCAGGATCACGGCAGCGATCATTGCCATGATCAGCACCAGCCATGAGCCGTTATTCATCGTTTGCGGGATGGCGGGATCGGTTCACTCATCGAGGCCGCGCCAACGGGTGTCTCGATGGCGATGGCGAACTTGCAGGCTTCGCGCTGCACCACTGGATGTTCGCGCGTCCCTGACCTGAATTTGATGAAGGCAATTGAGTGCGTCCACAGGCCGTGGATGGCAATGCCGGTGTCCGGTTTTGCAGTCACAGTGATTTCATCACCATCACTGTCATACAGGTCATTAAACAGATTGCCGTCCGTGGACACCTGGAATGTCAGGTTGGCCTCGGTAAATTCCTGCGGCACAGTGATCCTGACAATCTCACCAGCTGAGCAGTCAGCACCATCGGACAAACTTTCCCCGGCTTCGATGGTTGGCCCGTCAATAATTTCCAGCGGCATGTTCTGTCTCCCTCATACGATCATGGTTTCAATATCGACTTGTCGGATGCGGTCGCGCGAACGCAGGCCCATGAGCATGGCCAGTGCCACTGCACCGTCGATGCGCATGCGCGATTTTTCTTTGTCCAGCTTGCGATTGCCTGACGGGTCCATGACTGCGATCGCGTTCGCCATGTTCCAGCTCAGGCAGGGATTGCTGGGATGGATCAGCTTGCCATCTGTCACCGCGATGGCGAGCGCATCGATGGCCGGTGCCATATCCTTGAAGCCTTGACCCCAGGGCACCAGCCTAAGCCCATCACCCTTGTCACCTTCCTTGAAGGATTGCAGGCCGATACGGTCAAACTCGCGCAACAAATCTTC